AGTAGTGAACTCCCATCAACACTGACTTTCTGAAACAAACAAACAAAATATGAAAATAATGGTACAATTAATACTACTGTGCATTCTTTTGCAATTTATTGCAAGCGAATCATCAGAGTCTAGGCCTGATTCTGAGTATAAGGAAGCTGATGAGAATATCCATGATTGCAGCTTAAAAGTTGTAAGATTAGATGGAATTCAATTAGCCTGCAGAGGTAAAATTCTTTGCTGGTTTTCCACAAATGCAGTAGCTTATAATGATACTTGCTGGAAATTGACAGAAACTTCCACTCACTTTCATTGTTGTAACAAATATGAGGCTGTCATATACAAAATCAGTGATGAAAGTAGGAACATATGCTATGATGTGTTTTCACACTCGTGGTGTGTGTTCTTGTCGAATCTATATCATTTTATATTAGCTATATTAATATGGATTATAATGGCATTAGCAAGAGTGCCATTTTTATATATTTTTAAAATCATAGATTTAATTTCTGGCAAGATTCTAAAGAAGAAGAAGAGCTGTGTGAAGTGTGAAGATAAGTATGCATTTTTCCATATTGATTGTAGTTCTAGTACAAGGAAAAGAGTTGATTATAATACAGTATATTATACTATAGTTATATTAGTTATATTTTTAGTACCAGTATTTGCTAGTGGTGAAAATCTGAAAGACAATGATTCAAAATTTAATACATATGATCATTCTGGTTATACTGAGTTTGTTGTCAAAGATGTTGAACATGAGGTGAATGAGTTCTATACTAAGACTAATCACATAAAGATAACTATTGAAAAGAGCTACATATCCTATGTCTTAAGCTATTCACATGATGTGTTAAAGAAGACTAATGATGTTATAACTAGCCTTGAATATTCATGTGATAGTGAAGAGAAATGTTACAGATCCTTAAAAGGTGATAACAGAACATTTAGATCATTAAAGAAGAATCATGATGGGTTATCATGTATATTCAGTAATGCCATAGTTTGCATGGCTTGCTCTTTTCATTATGAGTTGTTTGCTGAAGTTTATACAGTAACTGAGCATAAACCAATTATTCTGATGAGTGTCGAAATAAACAATTCTGAAAAATACAATATAACACTGAGTTCATATAATGATTATGTTGATGAGAATTTTTACATTAGATCATTGAATGCAGTGGATTTCACTGATGATATTGTTTTGATTAAAGGATTAGTTGCTTATAAAGGGAAAATTTGCACTGTACCTTCATTAGATTGCTTTGGCTCACACATAAAGAAGGATAATAAGATACTAGCTATGTATAATCCTATAATAACTGATAATAACCACTATGATACCACTGTGAATTTAGTCAAATGCACAGAAAATGAGAATCTTGATTTGTTAAGACTTTCTAAAATAGGTTTAATAGTTGACAAAGATAGAGTAATTGAAGATCGGTCATTTGGTTATTTTTCTGTTGGTGTCAGAAATAAGATGTTATTAGACAATAAGATTTGTGAAAAGGATGCCATAGTCAGAAGTATAGAAGCTAATGGTTGTTATAACTGTAAGTTTGGGTTCAATGTCAAGATAAATTATAAATTGTATTCAGAATGTGGAAAAATTGAATGTAAAACACCAATATATAAATCTTATACATATGTTTCAAATGGAACTACTGCTAATATTAAATTGTACTCAGATGACTATTTAACTAAAATAACTTGCAATGGCAAAGAAGTACAGATAAAGCTAGATAGTTTAAACATTGATTCATATTACCACAACAATGCTTATACCACTAACAACTTGCCAATAAAGAGCAGAATAAAGAATGTTTTAAATTTAGCATTATATGATAGTTTCAAAATGGCAGTTTTGACTATCATATTGATTCTATTTTCATATACCATATTAAGTATTTTGATAAAGCTGAGAAGATTGAATAAAAGGAGTACTCATAAAGTTTTAGACAACACTTTATATGCTGTTGATATGTCACATTTGAGGAATCTAGGTGATTAATTGAATATTTTGTTGTATAGGTATACTTTTTGCATTTTTAGATGAGCGCTTCATTATTTACTATTCCTTGATATAAATTGCTGTTTTTTGTTGTTTTGTGGTTAGATTTTTTCATTGATGGGAGAACACTACT